ACAATATTATATCTTTCTTCCATAAGATGGATATCATATGTATATTCATACACATTCCAACTAGGTTTATTTACACCTATTTGTACTTTATCTACACTACCGTCAGCATTAGTAACATCAGTACAAATATTTGCGTATTGAGCTAATTTATCAATAGGTGGTGTATGTGTTGCTAGTTCTATTTCAATTGTAGAAAATCTACTCATATTAATTGCACCAGATGGCTGTAAATCAAATGGATTAGTATGGAGACAAAAATTATAACATAATAAACCTTCTGAATCAGTACCACCACCTCCACTGCGTTGATATTTTTCTACATAATTATAAACACCAGAATTGAATATATTTTCTCTATATTTTCCATCTAGTATAATACCACAACTATGTATTATATTTTTTTCATTTTCAACAGAAAATTTACCTGTTGTTGAAAAGGGACCAGGTAATGTTGATGCGCTACCCCAAGCTAAAGGGAATGTAGTACGGTGATATGGAGAGCCCCACCAATTACCGTAATAATTTACTTCTTGACATGTGTCAAGATTATATTTTTCACCACATGGATAATTAGTATTTTTACCTGTCACATCACTATTATTATTCTTACAATACAATGGATAATTAGTATTAATAGACCCTTGTTGTAACCATACAGGCTGTATAAATAACCCATTACTACTACTAACTTCTGCTGCTTCTGTATAAGGACCTTTTACTTGATCACAAATAATATCTACAGAAGGTGGATAGTAACCTTTTTGATCTAGAACAGTTTGAAATGTGTCAACAACTAAATCTGGTTTACTTGGATCAAATGGAAAAGGATTATTAATTTGATAATTAATACTTTTTTGCCATACATTGAAGTTAGATTGAGAGTATGGATTTCTACTTGGTAGTACTACTTGAAAATTACTATATGGCTGATACATGAAATTATTTAACTCATCAATAGCCTCCTCTGCTGTAGGTTGTTGACCTCTTGTATTTCCATCGCTTATACAGTAAGAACAACTACTACTATAAGTACCATTAACTTCATGTTCACACTTACCTTCACTACCCCAATTAACACCAGTTTTACGGAATGTATCAATAGGATTATCACATGCATCTGTAGGTGTCACTCCATCATCATAATCACAATCTATATACCAAGGTTGTCTAGCAGTTGTATTATCTGTAGGTACTTTAATTGTAGTAGGGCGTTGTGGAAACTTCCAGTTGCTATAATTACTCCATTGATTTCTAATATTAGCATCTGATCGTCTACCAAACCACATCCATGATGCTACCATTCCTAGGGAATCTATTTTTAACTTACTAGAATTTACAACATTGTAAAATGTTTTCTCATATACTTCTTTAATAATATACTCTTGATTATTAGCAGCAAAAACTCTTCTTTCATCATCACTAAGAAAACAATATGTAGATATTAAATGAATATCGGAATCCCAAACATCTCTGCGATCTACATAACTATTTTGAAATTCTTCGGTGCTTTCTGGAGGACCCAGAAATTGTTCTATTACTTCACTACCACTATCTTTATTAGATACCGTATTTTCTCTTAGAATACCTGGTGGTGTTTGTAAAAATATATACATTTGATCAGATGGTTCATTAAAGTTAGGTGCTATGTAATCGTAGTTGTTATATGGATTTTTGACGTCTCTGATTGTAAATAACTCTCTGATAGACCTTAAAGTTATAGTGACACTTAGTTCATTATACTGTAATGAAACTAGTGGAAATGCTTGTTTACTAGTAAGACCGAACCATAAATTTAATGGAATATATAATTGTCTACCTCTAATACTTGGTTCAGCACCACCTTGACTTTGATTATATACAGCATTAGGATACTGTTTTGTAATATTAGAATCTGCATTAGCAGGATCAGTACATTCTTTAACATTCCCAGTCATCTGTTGAATCAACTCTTTTTTCTCAAATGAGAAATCTCTATTTATCATTGATGTAAGATAGTCTCCTGAATATCTTTGTAATGTAGTTCCTCCAACATTTACTTCAATAGACTCAATCATTTGTGTACCAATATTATCAATCCATTTAAAATTATATGGAATATAAAATGTGTTACATTTTTCTGGATCATGATTTGAATTATCTTTTATAGGATATAATGGACTCCATATATGAGGTAAATTAACCACCAAGTAAGTATCCATTACTAAATCACCATATCTAGGATATTTAAATGTAAATGTAGATCTATCATTTAAACGTAATTTTCTTGATCCATTAAAATCCAACCGAAATTTTTGCATTCCAAAATTAGTGTATTTAGAATAGGAAGTTTTCCAAAATGTTTTCTTGGGAGTTCCATTCAATATAATATTTTGTTGTCCAACAGCTATTAAGTTTAGTAAACCACCCGGCATTATTAATATACTTAGTATATTATATTTTAAGACATTTAAGTTTTATATATTTTATTTGTTAAATTAAATTATAAATATAATATAAGATGTCAACACAAAATACTCAAGGAGCTGCAATGTGGAAAACATTATTACAACAAAAAACAAGCACTCAAGTTAAATGGATGGTTATTGTAATGATAGTTATCATAATTATAGCAACTGTCATGTATATATATACTAAAACTACATACAAAGATACTCGTTGCAATATAATAAAAGATGTTTACACAGATATGGGTAAAGTATCTTCAATAAATGTAGAAGACCCCAATTATAAAGGATTTTTATTACGAGATTTTTATGTTAAAACAGCGTATAACTGTTGTGCTATAGGAGACTTTAAAAACACCTTTGTAGATGTATGTGGATTAAAAAATGTTATAAAACAAGGTGTAAGAGTTTTAGATTTTGCCATATATTCAGTTAATAATAAACCTGTTATTGCTGTATCATCTATACCATGTGATCATACTGTTGATGAACCTCAATGTTTTTTAATTAAAGAAGCATATAACTATGTAGAATTTGATAAAGCAATGCAAATCGTAGCCAGTTATGCATATGCTGGAGATACCTGTCCTAACCCTAATGATCCTTTATTTTTAAATTTTAGAATTATGAGCAAAAACAACTCAATATATGATTCAATGACCGAAACATTAAAAAATACGTTAGGAGACCACTTATTAGGAAAAGAATATAGCTACGAAAATAACGGAAAAAGTTTAGCATTTGAACCTATTTTTAAATTTATTAATAAAGCCATTATTATAGTAGATAAAGCTAACCCTTATTTTGAGGGTACCAAATTAGAAGAGTTAGTTAATGTAGGTAGTAGTTCAGTTTTCATGAGATCTTTAACTGAATCTGAAGTAAAATACACACCTGATTTCAATGAATTAAAGCAATATAACAAAAAGAATATGACCATAGAATTACCCGATTCATCGGCTGTTGATAAAAATCCCTCTGCGGCATTAGGTATGAAATATGGAGTACAAATGATAGGTATGTGTTATCAAAATTACGATAGAAATTTAGAATTCTATGAAGAATTCTTTGCAACAGCTGGTCATGCATTCGTATTGAAACCTGAAGCCCTTAGATATGTAGAAGTAACTATTGCTGAACCGGTTAAACAGAATCCAGCACTCTCATATGCTCCTAGGGTGACACAAGCTAGTTATTACAATTTCACTGTATAAATTATTAATGTTAATATTATGATTAATAATTTAGTTAAGTTTAGACTTACTTTTTTGTACTGTATTGTGTTGACTTTCAATTTCTGCGATAATTTTTTTACCCATTAAATGTTCTACTATGTCTTTTGGAATTGACCAATCTAAATGCATTATTCCAATAATTCCTAATGCAAAAAATATGATCTGTTCATGATGACCTATAACAATATCTAAATGTTTTCGTCTTGGAAAAAATGTGTATAATAATAAAATATAAATTAACATTAATGCAAAAAAGTCTATTATTTCTTGTCGTCTATGTATTTTAGATAACTCATCTTTGGATTTAGAATTAGTATGTTCAAAATACTGTACTCGTAATGCTATAATTACAAAAGTAATTTTAGCCACTATTACTAACATTAAGAATAAATCATAACCATTACTTAATTTAAACTGCATCTTATAGTAATAATAGATATTATCTTATTATTATATATATATAATTATGAGTTGTAAAAAATTAACATTTGAGGAAAAAGAAATGGTTATTTTGAGAGATGCTGTTGGCAAAGCAGAGGAGCGTACAAAAAGAGCTAGTGCTATGTCTCCAGAAATTACAGAAATGATGTTAGCCGTTGAAGATTTTTTACGTAAAACAAAATGCATTTGTTATGGTGGTACAGCAATTAACAACATATTACCAGTGAGTGATCAATTCTATGATAAAAACTTAGAAATTCCAGACTACGATTTTTATTCACGTAATGCCTTAAAAGATGCTAAAGAGTTAGCTGATATTTATGCAAAATTTGGCTGGAAAGATGTAGAAGCAAAAGCAGGTGTACATCATGGAACATTTAAAGTATATGTTAATTACATACCTGTAGCGGATATTACACAAATGGATTTAGACTTATTTAAATCTATTAAAAAAGATGCTATTAAAGTAAATGGTATTCTTTATGCTCCTGCTAATTTTTTAAGAATGGCTATGTACTTAGAGTTATCTAGACCAAAAGGAGATGTTAGCAGATGGGAAAAAGTATTAAAAAGATTAAATTTACTAAATAAAAATTATCCACTGAAAAATGCTAGGTGTAGTTATGATAGTTTTAGAAGAGGATTTGAAAATAATTCACCCAATAAAGGTGATCAATCAGAAATCTATGATGTAGCTAGAGATTCTTTAATATCTCAAGGGTTGGTATTTTTTGGTGGTTACGCAAACGATCTTTATTCACATTATATGCCAAAAAGTCAGAGAAAAAAAAATAAAAAGGTTCCTGATTTTGATGTTTTATCCGAAAGACCAAAAGTCGCTGCTACAATTTTAAAAGAACGTTTAGAAGATGCCGGTTTTAAACGAGTTAAAATTGTGTTAAAAAAAGGCGTAGGTGAAGTTATTGCTCCACATTATGAAATATTAGTTGGCGCTGAGACAATTGCTTTTATATACGAACCTTTAGCTTGTCATAGTTATAATGTTATACACATTAAAGGTCAACCTATTAAAGTAGCTACAATTGATACTATGTTAAGTTTTTATTTGGCATTTATTTATGCTAATAGACCTTATTATGATCGTGATAGAATTTTATGTATGGGACAATACTTGTTCATAGTACAACAAAAAAATCGTCTTCAACAAAAAGGTTTACTAAAAAGATTTAGTATTAAATGTGTAGGTACTCAAGATACTTTAATGTCTGTTCGTCAACATAAAGCAAAAATGTATCAAAAGTTAAAATCCAAAAAAGGTACAAAAGAATATAATGAATGGTTTTTGAAATATTCACCTACATCCAATATGGTAGAAAAAGAAATAAATAAAAAGAAAAAGAAAAAAAGAAAAACTAGAAAGGCTAAAAAAAAAACTAGAAAAACTAGAAAGAATCGTAGAAGTGAGTATTTATTTTAAATAATTCATATTAGTAAATTTATATATGAATTATTCAAATCTTAAAACAGCTGTTATAGGAATTACAAAAAACAATGGTAATTGTATTTCAAGAGGAATTAAAAATATGATGAAAATATCAGAACTTTTTAATGATAGTATTGTTTATATTTATGAAAATGATTCTACAGATAATACAGTTAATATTTTAGCTGATTGGAAAAGTAATTATGAAAAAAAATTTTATTTTTCAAGTGAAAAGCGTGTAAAAAGACATAGTTATCATACACAGAATATTGCTCAAGCAAGACAGAAAGCATTAAATTGGGTAAGAACTTACTATAAAGATTTTGATTTATTAATTATTCTAGATCCAGATTTGTATTATGATATAAACCTAAGTGGTATTATAGATAGTTTAAACAATATGGATAAATGGGATGCTTGTTTTGCGAATGGTATATATAACATGAAAGGAATGACATGGGATGCATTTGCTATGCGAACAGAAGATCAAAATATACCATGGCAAGGTAATAAAAATTATTTTTCAAACTTTCATAAAAAGGCTAATTGGGGTACAGGAAGAATAATAAAAGAATGGACTGAGGTGTTCTCAGCTTTTGGTGGACTAGGTATTTACAAAGCTGATATTTTAAAAAATATAAATTACGACTTGAACAATATTGATTGTGAACATGTTCCGTTTCACAATAACATAAGAAAAAGAATACAGTTACATAAAATTACTCATGATATTAATGAGGGTCAAAATGTAATATATAAAAAAGCCAATAGTTTTCAGCTAGCGACAATTAAAGAGATACATAAAGATGATTATCCTAATATGTATTACACTATTTCTATAAATTCAGCTGGAAAAATGTATGAAAAACAAACCACAAAGGATTATATATTTACTTACAATAGACCTAAATTAATGATTAATCCTAAAATGATTAGGATATATTCTATGAGAGAAGGTATTAAAGGTGGTTACGAAAGACCATCGTTTAGATAAAATAAAATATTTGGTTAAATTAATGCAAAATAAATCTCCATATAAAATAGAACTTACTAGAAAAAACAAGATGTTAACTGTTATACAAAGTCATTCTGGTGAAATTATAAATGGTAGGATTGAAAAATTTCTCTACACTAATAGAATCGCTTTATCTAGTGCTACAGATAAAGTAATATTTTTAGATAAAACACCTTATACTAACAAAATTAAAGATACATGTAAGAAATATAATATCAAAATTGTAGAAATAGATGAATCTAGACTACATCATGGAATAAATAAAATAGCTAATATGTTTTTCAATATAGTTACATATAATATTAAAGATTATCAGTATGTTATGTTATTGGAAACAGACTGTATTCTCTCAATTGATTGGTATGATACTATTAAAAGTGATATGTTAACTAAAGATTTTTGGATATATGGTTCAGAGAATCATGTATCAAATGGTTATCACAAAATGTTATCTTATAATAATAAAGCTAAAAATATGAATGGAGTAGCTGTTTATAACAGAACAGGAGAGTTTATAAATTTAATTTATAAAGTGATAAACTTCTGTTTAAATACTAGACGCAATTACGATACTATTCTATCTGAACAAGTAAGAAATATTGATATGAATAGTAAATTATATAACTCACCATTTATATGTGATTTAAGTCCAGAAAATCAAAAGAATATTAATTATAGAATGATAAAACCTTTAACTAGAGTTTTGCATCAGAAAAGATTCTAATTTTTTTTATAGTATTTATGTACCAATAAATCTGAGTAATAAGTTATTATTATTATAAAAGCTATACCAGATAAATTCATAAATAATTCTTCTCTAGGAGAATCTTGTGTAAAAGCATAAGATACAATTGATATTAATCCAAAAATATAGGATAAAATTAGTCCAGTAAATAAGTCAGGTGTTAATATAATTATTAAGAAGAACCCTAATTGTAACGTAAATTGCGATATAAAAGCTTGTTTACCAACATTGAAAGCATTTTCTGGTTTATTAGATTTTTCAGACATATACATTGAATAAGCATCGGATAAAGGTGTTGCTATTAAAATTGCAAGAATAGCAGCTACCACACCAACTTTATTAACTTTACTAGCATACATACCAGTTATTAATGCTAACATAGTAATGATAGCATTAGTGACACCAAAAATTAAGCCTTTTGCCATTTATTATATATAAATATTAAAAACATGTTTGTAACATAAAATCCTTATGTATTTTTGATCCTATATGAGAGAGTAAGTTCCATATTGGTGTCTCATAAAATGACACTGGTATATAGTTCTTAGCAATAACAATAATATTTATTAAATAAATAATTAAGTAATACAATATTTGTCTAATTCTATAGGTTAATAATTGTTTAGTATTCCATTCATTTACATATGAACATAAAGATTGTTTATCTCCTATGAAAAACTTATGAATCTCATATATACCTTCAATTGCTCTAAAAGTAATATTTTTATCATTTTTAACATTTATACAATTATATATTCTTTCAGGTGTAAATAAGTGTACAAATAGTATTTTTCTATCTTCAATGGTTCTCTCATTAAATAACATAGGATTGAATCCATCAATACAATTTTTATAAGTTAATTCGCCATTTATTAACAAAGGAACAAAACATGATTTACTTATAGTCTCAGTTAATTCATCAACGTTCTTAAATGTTGATAATATATGTTCTTTACATGATGATGTATCAAAATAATTAATAAAAACTTTATTATTAATTTTCTTTAGATTTACATTTTTACATACATTATGGATATGTTCTTTCCAATTTGAGAGATTACAATTATCTTTCCAATATTTTCTAATTTCAGAAAAAAATTTATCGGTAATATCTAACATGTCATTAAAATATAATACAGCATAAACTGATCCTATACTGGAACCGGATATTCTTGTAACTTTAATTCTACCTTTTGATTCTAATACTTTTAAATACAGTAGTATACCTAGTAAATATAGTCCATTGAAAGCACCGTTGTCTAATACTAAATCTAACTCAATTGGTTCTCCTTTATGTTCAGGTAAATTAGGTATCAATTGTTCTATTAAATTAGTGTAGATAGAATGTGACATTTAATTAATATTAAATAATAATAATTAAAT